CATACGCTGACCAGTATTCGGCGATCTTTCGCTCTGCACTCTCCAGCACCAGGCCGATGTAACTCAAACCTGCTTCCAAACCTTGTACGTCGATAGACATCCCTTGGCCCGTAGCCTTGGCGGCAAGACCTTCGACGCCGAGATTGATGAGACGGGTAATCTCTTGAGCAATCTCCTCGCGCAAGTCCATGGACGCCCGAAGCGGATCGGGAGAAGGGTTGATGAACGCTGGGGCGGCGGCCTTAATATCGTAGGCTCGTCCACGAGTCGCCCCTATCATGATCTCGTTGTCGTGTGCGCCCTGGCCACCTGCGGTGGCGGTCCCATCTGGATTGGCAGCTTGCTTGAGGTGGCTTGCCACCGCGCGCATGTCACGCTGTTCAATATAGAATGGGAAATTCGCTTTCAAGGCGAAGTTCACATCGCTCGAAATCAAGTTGAGCAACGCAATCTGATGATTGCAAATATCCTTCAAGAGGGAATCACCGAGGTCGATAATGACGAACGGAATCCTGTTTAGCTCCAAAGCGATAGGGCCACCAGGGAGACCATTTCGATCGATGGGATCACCCTCCATAGAGTAGAACTGGAGGTTGACCAATCCTGTCGCCTCGTCAATCCACAAAAGCCGAAAACGCTGATAGCTCTGAAGCGGAAGAGTTGTTGCCTGGTCATACTCCATGCACGTATCGCGCAGCAAGAGTGCCTGAAACTCGCTGGGATCATCCGGCTTGGTGCAGGACCAACTCAGAATGTCCTCTACCTGATAGGGATACAAGTAAGGTCTTGCATCGCCAACCTCAGCCATCGTGCCACCTGGAATCACAGAGTTATCGACGAATACGCCAACTCTGCCCATCACCAGGGCTTCCGTCAGACACTTGATGCCAAGAAAGGCGTTCATCGTGCTTCCACGACGATCGACTCCCTGGTCCAAGCCGGCAATGGCCCTCTGGTAGGCTTTGCTTCCATCACGTCGCGTGATGTCGTGCATACGTTGGAAAATCGAATTCCTAATGCGATTGATTGCTGCCTTGGCAAAACTCGGAACCGGCGTCAAACGTTTTCTGGCTTCAAAGTCGATCGCGTCTTCACGATTCGTAAATCGCTCAAGGTATTTGTCGCGGAATTCCTCACCACCACGGTAAGTCAACCGCCACTTTTCCCAGTCTTGCACGTTAGACATGAAGTTGGGATGTCGGCTATCAATCACACGATATTGCGAAAGACTCATTCCTACCTCTCAAAGAAAAGACTTCACGTCCTTGTTCGTAACCTGCATCGCAACCAGTGGAAGAGCAATCTCCGCATAGGCCCGAGCATGAGCGAAGTGGTCTGGACCCAGTTCCTTGTAAACGTAGATTGGGTTGCCAAACTCATCTCGCTCGTAGGTCCCCACAAGGTTCGTCATGTGTTCCCGATATTCGAGGGACACATCATGAGGAAGTGCTATTCGTGGTGGATTTGTTTTGTATCGTCCTAGTGCCGCACTCAACCAGTTTGAGCGGTCCACAGTGATGACCGGAGCATCATCCCCGTCATCCGCGATCGAGATTTCCTTCGCCGTTACGCCCCTTCGATAACGGCACAGATAAACGTGGCCTGGGAAACGCCTTGCAAATCGACGAGCATCCAAAATCCATGGATCAGCGTCAATGACACAAGTCAATACTTGCCACTCACGCATGAGTCCATTCAGAAAGGAGTCGAAATCATCACGCCAGAACTTGCCCTCAGCAATCACCTTGGCAAAGGCATTCACGTTGACATCCGTCGTGAAACCATCGAGTTTCCATTCACAGACTTCGTAGTAGCTCCAATCACCAACGTCCACGCCCAATGTGATGATCTGTTCGTTGGCGA